AGGCTCCGGAAGCATAAGCGGAAGGCCACTTCTTGTAGCGAGAACGAACCTTGTAGTAGCAAGCATCACGCTTAACTTTTTTCTTTTTCTTTAAAATACTACCCCACCATTCGCCCATAACTAATTCCTCCTAGACGCATCTATACCCATATAATTTTTTAGAACAAAAATTAATTCATTAGTTAAACTAGAAACATCTCCAAAGATTTCTAAAAACGCTTTAAAAATATTTTCATACAGTTGTTGAGAACCATAGGGGTTCCCTCTATGTAATGAGTCCATCATTTCTCTAATTTGATTTTCTGCTAATCGCTGTTGACCCCTAAATCCACCTACTCTATCCAATAAGGTTTTATTTGTATTGCTTTTCCAATTAAGATGGTGATTTTTAAAATCATTAATTGTTAATTTTCTACCTATGGCTTCTTCAATATCCTCAATATCCATAAATCTATCCCCTTCGGTTTCTATATAAGACCCCGTGGGGTTTTCCGAGGTTGGTCGGTCAAACCCTAACACTTGACCCCCTGCTTCTCTATAAATATCATCATTTACTAAGTATGAGTCGGGACCATGCTGTTTATCGTGTGTAGCATCATTAGTTCTAGCAAGTTTTAAAATTTCTCTCCAACTCATATTATCCCCTCAATCGTTATCCAAGTAATAATTAATTCGCTTCTTCATTCGCAGAATCCTATCAATATCCTGTTTATACGAATCATATTTTGATTTAATATCAATTCCCGTAGAATCATCCCCTACAAGAACATATGAATCATCACTAGCCAGCAGTTCACAAGCAACTAGTTTTGTAGCCGCCTCTTCAATAATTGCAGGAACTCTATGATTACCATAAGTGTAAGTTAATTTAATGGAGTGTTTAGTGTGAAGGGGATAATCCGCTCGGAAAAAAATATCCCCCGAATCCTTCATGTCCCACCAAGTCTGATTACGGTCATACTTCTCCTTATCGGTAAAATTAGTAGCACTCACCCCACTACCTGATGTGGTAATAGTGCAAGAGGAACCATCACTACCGGGCAACAGGGAAACAATAGTAATAGTTTCATCTTCTTCTACATTAGCATAGAAAAAATCAGAGATGTGGTTGTTAGAGTCATGTAATGATTTATTTTGGGTAGCCTTAGTAAAGGGAGCAGTTAAAACAGGAGCCTGTTCGTTGATAAGATAAGCCAACTCTAAAGCGGTAGTTCTTTTACCAAATACATTATTAAACTCATGATTATCATGGCCCGTCCCTGCCGTAAGTGTCCACGATAAAGACCCAGCCCCTAAAGTAATAGAAGTAATATTTGAGTGGTCTGTAATTGTTACAACAGAAACCGCCGAAGCCACATCCCTATAAGAGTCCCCATCCCAAAAAGCAATTCTAATCACCTTTCTAATATTTTCATGTTCTGTGCGAACCTTTCCTGCATAGTCCTCGTAAAAATAAACATATTTATCAAAAAAATCAAAATCGTGAAACTCATTTTCAGCGAGGTTTTCTCTCCACGATTCGTTAGTAAATTCGTCTATGTAGTCTTCTGCCCTACGAATTAAATCTCCCACCTCTTCCAATGTAGGAGAGGTAGCACCCACCGCATCAATAGAAACAAAATCCGCAATACCTAATAAAGCGGCAATTTTAACTGCGTTAGTGTAAGCCCCATTACCAGCGGAGTAGTCAACAACACTCAACGAAGGGTCGGATTTAGTATTAGCCTTTACCATTTTAATTCCCCCGTATAGCCATTTCTAGTCTAAGCAACTTTTTTAATATTGTGTTCATGTATCGGTTTTTCTTTTCATTAAATACTGTATCAAATTTTACCTTTTGACCCGTTGGAGCAAGGCCCGATTGTCCTAGTCTTGAAGCCCCCTGTTTAACTGAAAAGTCCGTGGCTCTAGTTCCCAATTCCGGTTTAATTTCATTTCTAGTGGTAAAAGAATACTTGCCCCCTAACCCATTTTTAGTAAAATCAAGAGTGATTTCCAATTTACCGTTATAGGATATTTTTAGTGGTTCGGCAATATCCGTTTTTTCACCAAAATTATTTAGGGTTTCATCCCCATATAAGATAGGGAAAAATAAAAGTTTAGCGGCTTTATCTAAATCATTTACTTCTATGTCCCTGTAATGGTTTTCCCCCTCACCGAATAAATTCCTTATAATTGTAATAGTAGTAGGGGTATTATCTAATTTTACTTCCAACCCCGAAATATTGTAAAATTCATCGGAAGTCAATTCAGTTAGACTTCCCGCCTCCATAATAATATTAGCCTCTTCATCCTTACCCTGTTCTGTTAAAACCCTAATCACATCATTAGTGTATTGATGAAGAAGTTTTAAATCGGGAACTCTATTGACTAATCTCTTTAGTTTTTTTAATTGTTTCATGATTTGTTGAGCCTCTTCATACATATCACTTGAAACTCTTAATTTGTCATCTTGAGAGAGAGTTTCCCCCTCTTCTTTTTTATTTTCTTCTTCTTCTTCTTCTATTACTTCTATATCAGGATTCAGTTTATCCAATTCTTCTAAAGCCGTTTCTAATAGTTCTTCAAATTCATCCTTATCACTATCTAAAACTAAATCTAGAAGTCTTTTCTCTCTAATAGAGGAAATATCAGGAAACAACCTTTCATCGTCAGCAACTTCATACATGTTTTTCTTTGACTTCAATTCGTCGTCTACTGCATTAAAAAGTTCTACTAAGGAGTCTAATTCGTTTCCTTGTTCAAAAGCAGATTCTATTTGCTGTCTATTACTAACCTTACCTCCTTCGGATTCATCAAATTCATCCTTATCGCTCACCATTTCTCCCACTTTATACATGAGGTTTAGAGCAGATTCAGTTTTTCTTTCATCTGTAAGAAAAAAGTTTCCCTTAAAAACATTTTGTCTTCTACCTTCTCTCTCACTACCTTTGATGTCAACAATGTTAAGTGGGTTCCAATTATTATCAACATAAGTATAAGGCGTGGTAAAGGAATTTTGAATACCATTATTTATCCAATTAATAAACTTTGTTAATTCGGCTGATTTATTTTCTTTAAACCAATCAATTAATTGTTGTTCGCTTACTTCCCCTGTGTAGCGGCCCACATTTCCTCCCTCATAAGCCTCACTAGTAGAAACAACCTTCTCGGAAATAATTGAATTATTAATTTGAGAATCTACTTCTTGTCGGATTGATTGCATGATTTCGGAAGAAATACCCATGCTTTCTAATTTACTCTCACCAATTCTTTTCAATACTCTGTTAACCAAATTAATTAACTTAATTTTACTTAATGTCAATAGTTTTTCTAAATAGTCTTCTTGCGATAGGCCTTTATCTTCAGCGTCCCTATAAGTGGGAATCATTAACCCACCCATCATTTGTCCCTCATATTCTTCGGGTAAAACCTCTTGAATATAATCAGCAAACGGAATTGGAGTTTGTTTTCCAGCACCTTGAATATATGCTTCTGTTAAATCTGTGTCGTGGGCAATAATACCCTGCTTTAGAATATTTACTATCCCAGCAAAGACACTAATGAATCCTTCCGCAAATTTTTGGTCTTTAAAAATTTTAACAAATTCTTCTTCTGCATCGCTATCCTTGGCAAATATATTTCTTTTAATCGCCGCTTGAATAATTTTTTCTGTGTATTCAGCAGGGGTTATACCTTCTCTTAAAGTTTGTTCCCCTAAGAGACTACCAAGAATTTTTTTATTTTCGGGAGTGTTCTCGTATTCTAATGCGTAATCCTCAGCCTTTCCCTCCATCAAATCCTTTAAAGTATATTTGTTAGTGCCTCCAAAAAAAAGCATAATTGGGATTACTTCGTCTTCTTCCCCACCAACGACTCTACTATAACTAGGAAGTAGTTTGCTTGATTCCAAGGACAATTGTAAAAGGTTCTCAAAGGCTTTTAAATTAATTGCATCAAATTTATCATCATCATATCCTGCAAACCCCTCATGGTTTTTAGTTACCCAGCGAATAAGCCCCTTACTAATAGGGGTATTTGGTTCACTATTGATAAAATCAATTAATGTTTCTAGAGACAATTCTTCTGTCCAATTAACACCCTCAGCAAAACCTTCATAATTAGTAATATTAGGAACTCTAGTCATGCTCTAGCCCCCTAATTGGTGAGGGCAAAGACTTCCAATGTAGTGAAATTTTCACCCACAATTTTAATTCCGTTGCGACAAATAATTTCTAATCCTCTAATGTCGTCGCTAGAGTTAGCATCAATTTTAAACTTTCCAATTGGGTTTTCCACGGAAACAAATGTAAGCACAGAAGCGACCTTTGCACCTCCGGTAGTAGAAACACTTAATTCAAAAGAAGTAGCATCAGTAACCGAAGAAATAGTGGCCCCAGCGGGAATCCCATCTCCGAAAACTAACATACCAGCAGAAAGCCCTGCGGTTGCCCCCGTATCAATAGTGGGGTCGTTGTTATAGTTAAAAGGAACCGAAATGTCGGAATTGTTATTATCAAAAACATGAACAACCGAAGCGGTTGCACCGTTATAATAGATAAATCCATCAAAGGTTCCACCGATGGATGAAACTTGTGTGTTCGCAGTAATTTTAGTTGAATTAACAGGCATAATATTCCCTCTTGATATTAACCAAGCGGGGCTATGTTATAAAACTTACTCTTCTTCACTTTCACTTAAACAAAGTGAAAGCAATTCAGCCTTAGTGTTTAGTCTTTGATAGACAACACCTTGCTCAGTAAGATAATCCTGCAATTCTCTCTTAGTCATAGAGGAGAAATCGGGTAGGGGTGCGACTTCACTAACCTCCGTTGATTCTTCTAAGGTTTCCTCAACAGGGGTTTCAGCCACCTCCTCTCCCAAAATCTCAAATCCATTTCTAATAAAAATATCTCGCAGGTCTTCCGAAACATCGTATTCGTAATTACCCAAATACGCTCTTCCGAAAATAACCTTAGTCCCGCCAGTAATATTTTTTACACGCATTTACTTCACCTCAAAGGTTTCCGAAAACTCGCAATCTAACACAATCACCATTAGATGCGGCGGCTGCTAATTCGGTTCCAGTTGAACCAACACGAATTTCCAATTCAACAAACTTAGAACTAGCATATGCCCCAGCATCACTAGTCTTAACCGTGTATGCGTTGGTTCCATCCTCATGCCCTGTAACAAAAACAGCACTAATGTTGCTAAGACCAAAATCACTAGCCAAAAGATACTCTTCGCTTGGGGTAAGAGTAATTGTATCGCCTGTTTCATCTCCTGCTACTTCGCTAAATGTAATTACAGAACCAATTTCTCCGGAACCACTCAAGCCATCAATCGTAACAGTAGCATCGTAAGTAGTGCCGACAGAATCAGTAATAGCATATTGTTGTCCAATAGCCAAACGACCAAAATCTGCGGTATCAGCAACAGTCAAAGTAAAGGTGTTATCCGAAGCAACAAAAGTTCCGGTAAGGCTCAAAGCACCACGATAAGAAGTGCAATTAACTGCGGCATCCACATAATACTCATGTCCCATGACCTTCGGACCAGTAAAACCCAAATGGTCTGCTAACATTGTAAATGTTGAAGTCATTTAAAACACCTCATTGAAGGTCAAGGATTTTACCCTGTCCTCGGAAGTAGGTGCAAACAGTTTCAGCAACGGTGCGGTAAAGCCCACGGTGTCCCAATTTGCCGTGTCCGAAAACATCAGCATTAATACCACC